TATTACGAATGTATAAAAAACATTTACAAACACGCAAATGTTTTTGAATTTCCTAAAGATTCATGTCTATCGTTTCAAAACTCTTCTTTCAAGACCTCCTGAAATTTTTTTAACAAGAGCATCGGCAACTTCGGATGCCTTCGGTCTTTCCAAAAGGGGGACCTTTGAACCAATTCTACTCATTCCCAACGGCATTTTGTGACCCATCATCGCTTTTCCCAAAGGTTGCTTGTATCCAATCATTTTATAATATATCACCACACAATTGTTTTGCTAGTCAGTAAATTTGATACAATCTAGTTGCATCGTTATTTGATATTGAATCCCATTCATATCAATGAGTCGCCCTTCATTGTCTAAAAGACGTATTTGAATCTGATCCAATTTATTGACATACAAGTTTGTTCTAAAGTTATTGTTGTTGGTGTAAGTAATAATGCTGAACGGCGCGACATAAACAGGAATTGTTGCTAAAATGTTCTGGTTGTATGGTTGCGCCACATTCACATTGTATGTTGGAAAATTCACCTCCACATTGATTGCGCGAATTTGGTTAAGGTTCACACAGTCGCGTCCCGTGACAGTTCTTCCACTACTGGTTGTGGATGTCGTTTTGCTAAACCCAATGATATGGTTAAATGTGTCTGCGTATATAATAAAATTATTCGTTGCGTGTGTTATTGTTATTTTGCTTGTGATGCTACTGTATGACAGCGTATAATCAATTCCCATTATGTTTGATAAAAAATTAAGTAGTTGCGTGATATTGTAATTTCCAGGCGGGATATTATAAGTGTTGCTCGGAGCAGTTGTGAGTCCCCAAGTAAATGTATTGTCATTAGCGCTTATCGAGTAGAATGAGTAAGGGATACTTGCGCTTTGTAAAGACAGATATATATGATGTCCATCCGGAATTTCTATTACAGGCAAGTAGTAGACACAGTTCGCAGGATTATTATCAATTGTTTCCGTCGCATAACGACTATTGAGGTAGATTTGTAATGATTCGTTTTGCATAGTTAAAATACAATGATATTTTTACTTTGTCTGTATTTCTAAACTGTTGCCGTTCTTGTAAATCTTTTCTTCAAAACAGTCTACGTCCATATGTTGATACGGTTTGTCAAAAACGTAATCATACAACTGCTTTGCGTCTGACTCACTCATTTTCAATAATTCTTTTGTAATTGTGGTCCACTCCTCTTTGTTTCGGACTCCACTGAAAATGCTCACCCACGTCAGTTGCTTTCTAAGCATCTTCGGGAAATACAGGTATGATTGAACCGTAAATAGAAAATGACAATTCAAGTGTCTTGCCTTAATAAGCATTGAATTCAGTTTGGCAACAATCTGTTTATCTTTCAGGTTGTTCGCAAAGTCATCAATAATCACAAGTGAGTATTCCGGCATATCATCCTCCTCGCGGTCTTCTTTCATACTGGTTAATTCTTCTTTGATGTCATCGAGCGCTTCTGCCGTGAGTTCGTGAAATACCTTATCGTGCTTTTCAAACGGGTGCTTCTCAACAGATAGAAAACTGCTGACTGGGCAGAAATACCAAATATGATGAAACTTCTTCTTATATGTGGTGCGCATTTGCCCCAACAAATGACTCGTCTTTCCAGATCCGCCCGAACCTATGTAGAGCGTGATTCCCCCGTTTCTCCGACTGACTCCCTCTACAATATCCGGCACGAATGTATCCATCGTCTCTTTGACTGGTTTCGTCTTAGGTATTTTGGTGTTTGGTGTTTCGCTAATGTTGATTGGCATCTATGATATATTGAAAGACAATGTTTGAGGCGGTGTTTAATTTAGCAAAAAATATCCCGACATACTATATACAATGAGTTCGCTAAATGAAGAGTTCGACGACAACGTGGAAATGCTCACAAAACCAAAGCAAAAGAAACCAAGAACGGAAGCACAGATTGCTGCTACTGAGCGGATGCGCGAGGCACTTTCAAAAAAGTCTGCTCCGGTTGCTACTGAAAAGAAAATGATTCTCAAAGCAATCAAGGACAAACTGAATGGACCACCAAAAAATGCACCAGTAGAAGAAGAATCCGAAGAGGAGGAACCCGAACCTGCGCCCATAGTGGTTAAGCGAGGGGACACCCCTCGGCACCCCGAGGCGCAAAAGGGGGTGAAAAAGGGGGTGCCGAGGGGGGAACCCCCTCGACCAAAGAAGGAACCAAAGGTGATTTATGAATCGCCATCCGAGTCCGAGGAGGAGGTCGTTATTGTCAAAAAGAAGAAGAAAACGAAGAAGACCATCATCTATGAAGAATCTGAGTCCGAGGAGGAACCTGCTCCCAAACCAAAATTGCGCGAAACTAAAACACAGCAGAATTCTAAATCTGTTTTCAAAGTGACAACTGAACCTCCGAAACCAGCGGGTCCAGTGTATTATTTCGCATAAGTGATTCACGAAATTGATTTGCTCGCGCATCGTTATATGCAAGACGCGCCTCGATGTCCTTTCTCTTCCTTTCCATTTTCGTTTTTCCCGGTTTAGGGGATTTGAAAATTTTGATTTTCTGATGTTTTATAAGTTCTTCTTTGGTAGGTTTCGGAGGTTTCGGAGGTTTCGGTGGTTTCGGTGGTTTTGGAATTTTGGGCGGTTTGGGCAGTTTTATCATTGGTTGTTTTGACAATGTATAGTTACGCATAAATTCTGTGAGATTCATTGTATATTGAATATATATACAATGTCTATGATAAATTGTTCATGTGGTTCCACATATTTAAGGAAAAACAAGGGTCAGCATCGAAGTTCACATAAACATCAGATCTGGTTAAGAGACGAGCGCTGGGCACAATGTCTAAATCGGGAATTGGACCAACTTATTGTAAATAGTAATACTATACAACCTCCAATGGAACCTCCATCAAATCATTTAGAGAACGGGGTGCCGAGGGGAGACCCCTCGTTAGAAAACAAAGAACCTCTTATTATTGATTCTCCTGTTAAACTCCCAGAAAGAATCAACGTGAATATCCATTGTAATCGGTGCACCGAATTGAAAACAGCACTCGAGGTCATTGGTGCGGGATTCGGAATTGTTTCGTTTGCCCTTGTCCTTTGGTTGATTGCCAAAAAATAGGGCAAACCTACGGTTTTCCCTTGCCCTTTCCCTGAGTGAGGTGCCGAGGGGTGTCCCCTCGAAAAATGTTCATTTCAAAAAAACCATTTTGAGATGAGTTCAAAAATCACGGCGCAAGAGGTTGCTATGAAACTGGTTCCTGAAAATCGCATTTTTACTTAGAACATTCCACCAACGCTCTCCCTCCATTCTGCTCGATTGCCTTTATAATTGCCTTATGGGAATAAAACACAAGTGAGTATTTGGTGCCAACCAAGTCCTTCAAATTCCAATGTTCATATTTGCTCCCATCAAACAGGATTGGATGATACTTCGCGCAAGTCTCCTCGCCATCAATCCATAGATTGCCTCCTTCATATTCCCCGAATGACACAATCACAGAATTGCCTACATTACTTGTATCCTTATGTTTGTCACACTGATTGTTGTGGTTCATATAAATTCCAGTGAATGCGTGGTTCGGACAAATCACCGTTGCCAACCGCATCAGTTCATCGTGGATCTCCGGATGCTTTACACTCATCCTCGATTTCTCATGAATGACCCGCTTTGTAAAATGATACGACATTCCGAAAGTTGCCGCGCGGTGCTTGTCAGTGAATTTTTGCCGACCAATCGTATTCGGTTCTTTTATCGGCAGTTTAATTTTCTTAAGCATCTCATACAGTTTGCTAAACTCGACAGGGTCTACTACAGGCAAGTATGAATATTTGATTTCGGTCATTTTTGTATATAGTCATCATATACAAAAATCTAAGGGGGAATAATTCCAATCTTTTGTAAATCACGCAGTATTGACTTCTCACTATTTGGAATACTGTCTACTGACAACCAATCCATCAATCTTTGCCAACAGGTCATCTATATTTTAGAGTAACATAAATACATATGAAAGACTCCGAAAATTGATCCTTTTTTTTGTCAATGAATGAAGAGCATAAAATAAACAAAATATTAACAACCGAACAAAATGACTTCTACTGAAACTTGCTCTGCCTGCGCCTGCGCCATTCCCGATTCCACTATGCACTTTGTGTATCAGAATGAGGACGATGATGACCTCCGATTATGCGGTGCGTGCGAGCAGAAGAACCTTAAAAAGAAGTCGTGGTTAAAGAAATGGAGAATGATTGAGGTCTGGAAATTAGGAACCAGCGTCGATGTCAGTGATGAAACTGAATTTGGGGAACTTTATATCCCCGACCTTGATGACAGCGCATTTGCCTGCGAGGACGAGGAGGACGAGGATGACGAGGAATGCCAATGTGATGAATGTTTGGCAAACGAGGAGGAGGTATTTACTCACTCTCCCATATGCATTGAGATTGAGGAGGAAAAGGAGGAGGAATGCGAAACCTTCAACGATGATGTAATCTTTTGCGGGGTCGGGTTCACCTTGGATGAATTTGCGAAGGTGTTTAAAGTTTTCAATAATATTGGCGATGCTAATAAGATTGGTCTCGATGTATCCGACTTTATGATTGAGCATTTCGAGATTGAAACCCTCGGCAAAGAGTGCCTCAGCGAGGAGCAGATGGAATTGTGGAGATTATTAAAAAAAATGAAGACTGCTAATTCATCATTTGAAGTGCCACAGACAAATGAAAGATTGAATAAGATTTTGGACCAACTTGCCGAGCAGTTTGACGGTGAGACAGGCGAATTCATCTACAAGGAAGATGACGATGATGTATAAATTTTAACTTAAACCAATAATGAAAAACGGGGCGTTTGCTCCTGTTTTTTAATTGACGCCGAACCGTCGCATAAACGCCTGATGGTTTGCCTCGAGCGATGTGCTGTCACCCCAAAGGAGAAACCGCGCTAGTGCACCCGCACTATATGGGTTGGTCCAGTCCTCGTTGACTTTATGCCTTGCTATGTAGGCAGTTCTTTTTGCCTTGTCACCGTGGTCTATGTAGGTGCGCCCTGCGGTCGCACCGAAGTGGATTGTCTTGCCATTGCTAAACGTTGCCATATATCGTTTGCCTTTCCGGGTCGATGGTTGAATACGCATTATAATGTAGGCGGATAAAATAGGCGGGGACAGGCGGCAAAAGGCGGGACACTAAAATTCCACGCATCCTAAAAGAGTTGTTTAATTACGCTTAATAGGAATCACTTTAGGAATTCCTATTAACCAAACCTCATTAGATGTAATCGTCATCATTGGATTTCCTACTTGTTGTGAAATAATCTAAGATTTGCTCAGCAAATTCAGGCACAACCTTGTCTTCAAAGTGATCATTGAATGATGCTCCGATTGACATATATCGCTTTTCCAAATCATAGTTTGATTCCCAATAAGGATTTGCTTCTTTCCAGATTGCCTTGTTTTTAATATTGTTTCCCATCCGACGTCCCATTCTTCTAATTATTTTTTGAAAGAAAAATTCAGTCGCCTTGTTTCCTTGTAATTCAACCCATTTTCCATTCTCTCTATAAAACAACTTGAATCTTGCACCTAATTGCTTGTTTATTATTCTAACAGGTAATTTTGCGCGTGGTAATTCTTCAATATATTTTACAACAATCTCCTTCCATGCTATTATTCCACTTTCTATCAAATTCTCATAATCGGTCAAAGTGAAATAATCACCTATTTGTTCGACCCATTCAAGCGCGCTATTATGTGCATCCCCACACTCCTCATTCAAATAGTCAATTGCCAATTTTTTGTTATTAATCAAAATTGGAGCAACCACCACCCTATTCTGCTCGGTCTTCTTGTATTCCTCGATGATTACATCGCGGCAACCCTTTCTGTGCTTTGACAATCCACTGGCATGCGCATATTCACTTCCACAAATACAAATGTGCTTCTTCTGGTTCATTCTATATTATTGCTAAACATATTATTCTCCGTGTTCTTTTCAACAGAAGTGACAATTCATTAAAACAAGGGTGTTTCACAGAAAACAAGGACATTTAAAGGATACAAGGATATTATTGCTAAATGATATTGATTATCTCATCAGTTGGGAGTTATTTAAAATGGTAAAAAATGAATATTATGTGTTTCACTCGATAATCGAGTCAAATCCAAGGTCGGCGCGAAGCGCCGTTCCACTAAAGAATGCTTAGGTTTGATTATCTCATCAGTTGGTAGTTATTTTAAATGGTAGTTATTGATGATTTTAAAAAGGTAATAATATTTTTCATTTCAGATGCTGTTATCCAAATTATCCAAATTATCCATTTGAGGATAACATGGATAATTTGGATAACAGCATCCAAAATCGTTTTTATGAAACAGGTTTCAAAATTGTCAATAACTACCATTTAAAATAACTACCTTTTGATGAGTCTACTGAATAATGAAAAAACTTAGGTTTTCTAATTATTTTGTATGTTCCATTGCTTTGAGGTGCCTTGAATTTTTAATATGACGCGAATAGTTTGCCTTTGATACAATCACTCCACATTCACACATCATATCTGTTTCTGCCAATGCGACGGGAGGCGATGCTGGCGTTTCTTTCGTCTCCATGAGTTTCTTATGTTTACTTGTGGCGCGGTGACGCGCCATAGTGCATCTTGTAATCATACAACCACACTCACATTCCATTGGCAAATCCTTCTGTATTTGATAGGTGAATATGCTGTAGCACTTCTCCATACATTTCACTGCTTTTACTAAATTTTCACCTTTCCATCTTCCATTTGCCAATTCATCTCTTGTATTACGCCATTTCTCATATGCCTTAATCTGTTCGGGTGTTACTAAAGTCATAAATCGATTTCTGCCATCAAGGTCAGTATAAGCAGCGCAATAATTCTGTTGGGGGTCCATTTCTATATTATTGCTAAAGATAATTATTTCTGTGTTCTTTTCAAAAAAGAAAACAAATGGATCAATTTTCGTGGCGCGAAGCGCCCTACACTAATAGGCATCTAAATAAATCTCTTACAGCACATTTCCATAGGTATTTCTTTGCCATACAACGGCGCGAGTATTCGTTTTGCGCTTCTGGGAATTCCTTCCTCCATTCACTAATGCGTCTTGTATATTCTTCTTTATGATTTTCTCTCCATTTCTTAGCAGCGAGTCTTTTTGCTTCTTTGCTTGTCATTCTTTTTTGTATAGATTGATATTATTTTTC